TGAAAAGGACGGCGACGAACCTAAGTCGAGCGTCGGCCGCTTCACGAAGATTTCCTATCAAGAGCGTAACGGCGTAGGCTTCATCGTCGGCGATTGCGAGGTTGAGCGCACCGTGTTCGACAAGTTGCTTGCAACGAATGCGTTCCCTCGCCGCAGCGCAGAGATCTGGCAGGATCAGAATCATCTGTCGGAAGTCGCGCTGCTTGGTCGCGAGACTCCGCGACGACCATTGCCCGATACGAATTTCAATCGCTCGGGAGAGTTGGTTACATTCGCACGACCTCTCCGATTCGACATGGGGACGGTCGGCGGCGGTCTTTCAACATTCATTCCCGACACGAAAGGCACAAAGAAAATGGCAAACGACAACGAAACAGATCTGCGGTCGCAGGTAGATATGCTCCGCGCATCGCTCGACGAACTCAACGGTCAATTCAAGAAGCGTTTCGCTGAACCTGAGTCCGACGAGGACGAGGAAGTTCGCGAAGGCGAGAAGGACGAAATGTCCGCCGACGACATGATCGCTGATCAGTTCGCGGAAGAGGAAGGCGATGGCGATGGCGTTCACATCGACATCGACTCACACGGCGACGATGATGAGGAAGACGAAGACCTCTTTCCCGCTTCGCGCCAAGGCTCTGTTGATGTGTTTGCAATGCGCCGCGAGAACTCGCGTATGCAGCGTGAACTCTCGCAGATTCGCAGCGACCTCGCCAAGGCGAAGTTCGCTCGCGAGATTGACGCGATGGAACAGGACGGCTACCGCATCCCTGCGGCTCGTCGTGGTCGCCTCATCGCGGAACTCTCCGCATCGCGTGACCCATCCGACCTCATTGACACTTGGCGCGATCTTTTCGCTCGCGACCCAATGAACACTCGCATCGACATGAGTCGTTCGTCGCTCCCACAGGGCGACATCGACGCGAAGCAAATTGCAGAACTCGTCCGCGAACACGCGGGAAACCCAACAGCATTCGCCAAGGCGGTTAACAGCCGCAACAAGCGTTAACCAAACTTAGGAGAAACAAAATGTCAGACATGGGATTCACCCCAAATCTCGTCGCAGGTGCAGGAACCTACGGAACCATTGCGCCATTCCGATTCGTGAGTATGGATGCCGTCTCTTGGTCGGGTCTGTCGGGTGCTGCTACCGCCGCTGCCGCGTGCGCCCAGACTCCCGTGGGAGTTGCGGACGGGAGCGTTTATGGTTTCGGTCAGACCGCTCACGCTGTTCCTACTGGTCCAATCAACCTTCAGCCAAGCAACACCGTGCAGATTGAAGCGGGCGCAGCAATCACCGCAGGTGCATTCGTGATGTCCGATGCTTCGGGTCGCGCCATTACTCACGCCGCTGTCGCATCATCTACTGCTGTTTCGTGCTACCTCGCGTTGGAAACTGCGGCCGCTGCGGGCGACATCATCCGAGCCTACAAGTTTGGAACACGCACGATCATCACCGCTTAAAAATTGACCGCGCTCACGCGCAGGAGTATTCATTATGGCCTTCTCTGTTGTCGGTGGCGGTCAATCCGCTTACATCCCAAGTACGAACGATCTCGCGACTGGCGCGCTGCAAGTGGAGTTCACTCGCAGCGTCAATCAGTTCGCGCTCACTCGTTACGCGCAACTCGTCCCAACCTCTAAGATGTCTGGTTATTACCTTCGACACGATGTCGCCGACAATATGCGTATTGTCAACGACAAGGAATTTCTCTGGAATCTTGGTACTGATCGCCCTACGGGCAAGCAGAACGCATTTGATTTCATTGCGTACAACACGCAGCGATACGCATTTCCGTTCTACATCCCGCAGGAAACGGCTGCTCAGGCTGCGTGGGACACCGTCGCGCAACACGCTCGCAGCAAGGCGCAACTTGCGATGACTCGTCGCACGCTCGGCGCAGCGACTGTCCTTTCGACTGGGGCTTCGTGGGGAAATAATTACGCCAACTCCGCAAGCGGGGGCGGCGGAGGCGGCACATGGTCCAACACAGGTTCGTGGGTTGCAAGTAGTACAACCAACGGCTACATCCAGAAGTCGATTCAGCAGGTCATGCAACTTGTTGGATTTTCAAGCGGCGGCGCGGTCAACCCATCGCAGTTGATCATGGTCATTTCACCAACGGTCGCTCAGATCATCGCGCAGTCGCCTGAAGTCAAGGATTATGTCAAGGCAAACCCGCAATCGCCAAACTTCTTGATGGGCAACGACATTTATTCCCGTTGGGGAATTCCGTCTACCCTGTTCGGACTTGGCGAGGTCGTCGTCGATGACGCCGTCATTCGCACAAGCCGCAAGGGCGCGACCGATGTCACCTCGTATATCCTCGGCAGCGGCGCGTACTTCGTGTCGCGTCCTGGGGGTCTTGTCGGTGTCGAGGGTTCCAACTCTTTCGCAACCGTTCAGGTCTTCGCGTACGAGGACATGACCGTTGAGCAGTTCAACGATCCGCTCAATCGTCGCGTCGAAGGTCGCGTGATCGACAACAGCATCACGGCCGTTGTTGCGCCTGTTTCGGGTTACGCTCTTTTGGCTGTCACCTGATTTTCAAATCCAGTTGATTGATAGGGCGGGGCGCACTCGCCTCGCCCTATTTCTTTAGGAGGTCGCATGGTTGCCTACGCCACATACTCCGATCTCGAATCCGCACTCGACGGAAACATCATCGCGCAACTCTGCGGAGACGCGGGGTCGCCGATGGTGGGACCGAATCCAATTACCGACGCTGCTCTAGAGCGCGCTACAGGCGTTGTACGCTCGTACATCCGCGTGGGGGGTATCTACTCGGAGGCAGAGATCACCGCGCTCAACGCGGCTTCTGATCCGTTGCTGATCCATCTAGTCGTTGACCTCGCGACCGAGTATCTGTTTCAGCGTCGAGGCAGCAAGATTTCCGCCGCCATCGAACAGCGTGTCAAGCAAAGTTATGCATTCTGCGAAGGCTTGCGCGACGGCAAGATGCTGTTCGGCGATGTCGCAGGTAATGCCGAAGCAGGAACGCCGCTCGTCGTCGCCGTGAGCAGTAGCAACCGTGCGTGGTACGCTCAGGCAAGCAACTCGCAATTCTTCCCGAATCGTCGGAGTGGAACCGCACATTGACATGGGCGCAAACAGTTCGCAAGACGCTGAAGATGCCACCCATCACGAATGGCATTGCGCAGGTTGCTGTCGAGTGGATGTCGGAACACATCCAGAACAGCCAAGGGCGCGGCGCGGGAGGGAAAACCGTTGCGCATCTGCCGCTGAAGAATGTCACCTCGGTCTTCAAGACGACGACGAAACCACGCAAGGGTGTTTTCTCTACGCGATACCAAACGGTGACGGTTGACGGAAAGACGAAGGTGCGAAAACTCTACCTCGTGCAGCAGTCGGGATACCGCAACGGCGGCCACCCTCTCCGCGACACGGGAGATCTATTCCGCTCCCTGCACGCTGACGGCATCATGGTCGGCGAAACGATCCGCATCAAGATGGGCGGAAACAAATACGGGCTGTATCAGGATCGCGGCTTCAAAACCAAGGGTCCAAACTACATTCCGCTGACGATGAAGGGCAAGCGCGGACACGGCACGGGCAACAATCCGAACAAAGAAAACCTGTCGCGAGGCAAGGATTTTATGATGGCGTGGAAAGGTGTAACCGTCCCCGCTCGTCCGTTCATTCTCCCGACTCGCGATGATCTGCGAACGCTCGGCGTTTCGATCTACCTCGGTCTAAAAATACTACTCAAAGGCAAATGACATGGCTTCGACACTTCAAATTGCAGGTCCGTGCGAGATTCTCGTCGGCGGTGTCCAACTCGGATATTCCGACAACGACAATCTCCCAAGCGTGTCTTTCACCGATCACATTCATGAAGTCAAAACCGTTCTCTCGGGCGCGAACCCCGAAGAGATCGTGACGCACGGAACATCCGCACGAATCAGCCTCGCGCTCGTGAAGTGGGACCAAGCCGTTCTCAATACGCTGCTCCTCGCGGCTCGCGGCGCGACTCAAGGAACTTCGATTGTCGGTCAGTTGCAAGTTGGCGGAGCGCATATGCAGACGGTCGTGTTGAGGTCTGTAGGAGGTGCGCCAACATCGCAATATTCGTTCCCATTCTGCTACCTAACGGGCGATGCGATCACCGATTCTCAATGGGGCAACCGCGAGCGCGTCCTTACCCTCACCTTCAACGCCATCCCAAATGCGTCGAATGTCCTCTACACCTATACATCGTAAACAAAAATGAACGACCTCAACGACGACAACGACCCAATGCTGTTCTCCATCACGCTGCCGCACGGAAAGTTGATCGTGCAGTACATGGAGGTTCTTGCCTCGCTCCAGTCCGTACTGGCTGATGGCGGGGAGCCAACTCAAGCGCAACTTGTGCAAGCGATTCGCGCAACCGCAAGGACGGTCGAGGTCGCCGTCGCGACCACCGACGCAATGCTGATTGCGGCATGGCATCGCATGACGGGAGCAATACAAGCCTCGGGAAAAATCTGAGGACAGCCGCTCGTTTTCTCGCGGTGTATGGGAGACTGCCGAGCGAATTCCCTCCCGCAATTGCTCTAGGGCTGTCCGCAAATGTAAGCATGGTCGAAGCCGACAGAGTTTTGACGATGGCAAAATCAATCTCTATCGCAATGGGCGACAGCGAACTTCTCGCAAGAACCGTATACGAATCAACTGGCGACGAAAAACTAGCACGGAACATTTCAATTCAAGCGCAAATGAACCGAGGCAAAAATGGGTAGCGTCTACGAAATCCTGTACTCGATCCGCGACGACCTAGCCAACTGGATGAACGCTCGCGGATACGGGCGTACCGTGTACCTCGTCGAGGCTCCCATAGACGAACTTGTCGGGCAGTTCGCAATTCAGATCGTCGCAGGACCAGACACCGCCGTGCATCCGAACAGCGGCGTAGGCCTGATTCGAACGCAGGTGGACATCATCGTTTGGTGGCGTGGATTCCTCGACCCTATGGGACGCGGAACGGAGCGCATCGCGGGCGACGACGGCATTCAGCAATTTGTCGATATCCTGCGCGAACACCTGACGCAACGAAAATACGACGGCATGGCAATCGCGTTGCTGTTCCGCAACGGCGGGACGCTGCAAGCCGTCGATGGATTGGACGGATGGCTGACGCTGCGCGACTCTTACGATTTCGCCTACGAGATGACATGGAGCGTTACAAATGGCTGAAGACCTCGGCAATATCAATATCAACATCCGTGACGCATCAGGATCGGGCGGTGGGGGCGCAGGAGGCGGCTCTAGCGGCGGCGGAGCGGGCGGTGGTGGTTCTAGCGGTGGCGGTCCAAGGATCGTCGTACCGAAGCCTCCGCCGCTTGTGGGGGGTCAGCAGAAGACGATGATGGAATCAGTCTTTGGGAAACTCAATCTCGGGAAACTCATTTCCACGGAGATGAAGGATCTCATCACCAACCCAAGCATCGCAGGATTCGGCGAACTGCTCACGGGAACAAGTGCGGCGGGAGAGGCTCTTGCGGGACTCGGTGCTATTGCACTACCCGCAACGATTGCGCTTGCCGCTGTCGTCGCCTACGCAGCATTTTTGTACGCCGCCTTCAAACTTCTTCAAGCCGCATCCGAAGCGGTCGCCAAGCGCATCCAAGAGGTCAACAAATACTCTGGAACATTGCTGAAGGCAGTCGCCTTAGAGCGATGGGCTGAAATAGGTCGAACTTTGCGAGAGGCGAGCGAGAACGGCAGGAACTACGCAATCGTTCAGGCTGAGATGACACGGGTCGCCAACGCTTCCTTGGAAATCTCTATTGCGTGGAACAAGGCGATGAGCGTATACGCCTTGATCTTCAACAAGTTTATGCTTCTATTGAATCGCGCTTTTGCTCCTCTTGCGCGACTCATTGGGAAACTTTACGACGGTATTTTCAAGGTCGTTGCGAACCCCTCTTCTGCTCCTGTATGGGCGAAGGCTTGGCTCACGCTTGCGCTTGCTCCGTTCTATGGATTGATCAATATGGTGACCTTTGTCGGAGGAATTTTTGGCTTACTTGAGAAGGCTCTGATTTACCTTGGTCTGATTTCCAAGAACACCGCGCCCGCAATCGGCAGCGATGTGAACGATTGGTTCCTTGCGGATGTGTACGCGATGCGCGGAATGAAGTTCAATCCCGCTCGCACGAGGGCTTATTGATGTCAACCGAACTTCTCGTCAGACCGTTTGGAACAGCAGCGGGAGGAGCGGGTGGAATCCTCCATTCGTTTCCTAGGACAAACATCGAGTCGTATTCCTCAGAGGCTGTATTCGCAGACGACGGCATCACGCCGATCAGCAGTAGATACAACATCAGCGGAACTATCCTGATGGTTGAAGAGGACTGGACGCAAGTTCAATACTCGCTTGGGGTAAATGCGACGAGGTGCTACAGCATCCTGCTGACCAACGGCGTTCAACCGCTCATTGATTTCACCGCAGGTACGAGCAACATTGGTGGTCCGTACCTTAAATTGACGGGAACGCAGGTCATGGGCGGCGGCGGCGTTGTATTGGCTCGTTTTGAGATGCACGACGAGGTAAGTTGGTGCGGCACAACGGCAGTTCTATCGCACACATGGACGCAAAAGTTCACGCTGAACGAAGCGCAGATGCTCTCGCGGAGCGTGAGTGGTGCGCTAAAGATTAGGCGTTCTTCATCGTCAACCAATCAGACATACCCAGTTGCGTCGGGTAACGCATGGGCATCGGTTGGTCCATCCGCAGACCTTTACCGATTGGCGATTATCCCTGTTTCTCTAGGTTATGGATGGCGGCGCAAGTCGCAGGAATTCGCTTTAGATGCCACTTCGACAATCCTCCTGTACACGGTGCAAGACGAACAGCATCTTCACGACCTTCCTCCCGAGGTCAGGGTCGGCGAGATGGATTTTTCTTATGAGCGTTCCGCAACAGACGCTGGCATCGGTCATGTGTCGGTGACGGTTGAACTAGAAGGATCTCTTGCTCTCAAAAATCTGATGCAATCATCTGTAGGTGGTCTTTCGGGCGGCAACAGATATCTTGTGTCTCAGGCAATCACGCTGTCAAAGGCTCGCATTGATGCTAATTTCAGCGGAACGCTCATCACGCGCATGAAGGTCACCGAAAACAAATTGCTGTCAGGGTTCTCAATTAGGTTTGAACTCGATGCGATGGTGTTTCCGACAGCCACGGAAGGAAACATTCTTTATCCGCTCGCAACGATGGTCGGAAGGTTTTTTGAGATTCGCAATGGATCGGATCAATGCAAGGCTCTTCTTCGTCAGCCAAATCCGTACGGACCCGCTGTTGAGCAAGGTCTTCCTACCGCAAATCGATCAGTTCAGCGTTGGTCAATGGTTCCGCACTACTCAGGTAACGGCATCAATGGGATGAATTGCGGTGGCAATTCTGACCCGATGCCTACAGCGTCGGTGTTTTCGTATGCGGAGGGAGACGCAGATTGCAGCACTACTACGGTGTACATCGCCGATCAGGGAGCCGCATCAACAGTCGCAATGAATTCCGCATTTGATGGGAAATTCAAAACGGAGCAAACTCAGTATGGCGCAGATAGCGGATTTGTTGGCATCCTTGCCAAGTCAACCGTGATCACGCATATCCATTACGACACAGGGATGGTTCGTCTGCCAACGATGTATGTGAACAAGCCCGATGTTGTGATTCAGGTTGGAAAGCCGTTCGTCACTATCAAGGAACGAACTGAGATTGTGAGAGCAAACAATGCTCCATCACGCATCATGCGTCCTCTTGCTCCTCAAGCATTCCTGATTTCTGAAGACTGGAATTGCAATTACGGACAGTTTGATGCTCAAGGGAATCGAGTGTGTACTGCGGTCTACGAGCGAGTTTACGGGTTGTACGACGAAGGTACTGAGGAAGAACCAAATCCATCGGGCAACGGTTTTATCACTCAAGATTCTAAGATCAGAGCATGGCGAGCACCGTTCGGTGTTTTCCTTCCCCCTTTGACAAAGTCAGCCACCGATGCATCGCAAGCACCCGCGCTAAGTGTTCTTGGGGAAGCCGTACCTGAACCTACTGATCCTCCTACACCGACCGTCCCTGCAATTCAGTATGCGGTCCCACCACAGGATTTCTTCACAACATGAGTTTCTCTCAAACCGTGGAAGCATGGCTCACAAAGGATCGACTCAATCCAGAGGCGGTGAAGTATCCAGTCGTTTTGCCTACGCCCGAGATCATTGAGTTTGCTGCGGTACTCGATTACACCATCAAGGATCTGTTTGACATCTATCTGCCAACGGGTTTTTCGCGAGTAGGAACTGTCAAATTCTTAGTGGATGGGACGACTCTAATTGCGCTCTATCCGCAAGTCGATGCTGGTTCCAATTCGCCGCAAAGATGGTGGTTTCAATGGCGTGACGGTCGTGCGTTTGATTCGTATGTCAATTCCATTGAGGTGTATCTTCTTCCGCCTCGACCGTTGTTTGCTCGCGATAGCATTCCTGACAACGGTGAGCCGCCCGCACTTTTCCTAATTACGGGAGAAGACAATCGCAGGAGGTTCCAAGGAGTGCAAGTTGGCAATCAAATTTACCAAGTAAATCCTGCGCAATTAACCGCGTCCAATATTGGAAATGCGTCAACTTCAATTCGTAGAGATCTTCCGCAAGATGGATCTACAGGTACTTCAAATGTAGAGGGTTATTACCAAAGATCATTTTCATCGGACGGTCGAGTTCCTCCTAGGACTGGACTTGGAACGGTTTCAAATTTAGTTACATCTTTGATTCGTGCTGCTTGGGGCTATGTCAATCCCATTCCGTCACATAACGGTCCTGTTTGGGAAATGACGGAGTGGGTAGATTGGCTTGGCGCAAGTTCGTTTGTGTACGACAAAACGGTATCCCCGCCCGTTCTCCAACTCAACGGT